CTTAATAACCAGCAAACTTGGGGGAGCTTCGGCTTCCCCAGGTTTTTACTAATTTACTTATGGCAGACTTAGTTACAATATCAGACTATAAAGATGCAGAAGGAATAACAGGTCCAAAAGAGGACTTGCGTATTTCTCGTATCATACCTTCCGTAAGTGAATTAGTAAAAACCTACTGTGGAAACAGTTTTATAGATTTTTTCTCAAATAATAAAGTTGAAGAATTTGATATTTATTGGGATACTTTTGCAGTACAACTTACTGAAAGCCCAGTAAATGCTATAGTGAGTGTACAAGAAAGGAGTGGATATGATCAATCTTATACTACTCTCACTACGGGCGCATATGAATTCTATCTTGATAAGCGTACCGATAGTGTTATTAGAACTAACGAGTCTGGCACTCGTCTTAATTGGAAGCATGGCGTTGGTGCGGTAAAAGTTACATATACCGCAGGATATAGTGAAACTCCAGCTGATTTAAAACTTGCTGTCTTTGATCTAGTTACATACTACTTAAAAGATGAGCATAAAGAACGTAGAACACTTGGGGGTGCGAGTATACAAAATCAAAGTTCTACTACACAAAGAGATAATGTGGCATTTCCAGATCACATAAAGCGAGTTTTGGACTTGTACAAGAATTTCTAATGTCAAAAAGACAGTTAAAAAAAGAGCTAAATCAACTTTTAGAGAGACTAAAAAAGGACAGTTCCGAGTTTAGAAAATTAGTTTCAAATAAAAAAGCACATTATATAAATTTTAAAGAGTCAGAACTCCGGCAACAGATTTATAGATCCTTAATAAATGTTGCTGGATATAAAAATGTAAGAGAAATTCCTGAAGGCATGAAAAAAGTAGTGAATCAAGGAGTTGCAGATATGTTTGATAAATTTGTAGCAGAAGTTCGCGCTGCAAAAAAGACGATGAAAAAATATCAAGTAACAGATGATTCTCCTATAAAAGGCGGAAAAGGATTTAGAACTTTTAGTTTTGTTTTTGCAACAAGTACAGGTACAGATGAAACTAGCAGTGAAGATGTATTTACAAGATTTAAAAAATTTAAACAAGATGCTCAAAGAGATTTTATAGACGATCTTAATCGAGAATTAAAATCAGAAGGTCGTCTTATGAAGGAGATGACAAGGGATAAAGAAACTAAACAAATGGTATTTACAGGAAAAATGGTAGATGCTGAGTTTGGGAAAAATAATTTTTTAGATCTTGGTCACGTTGGAGAATCGGCAGTAGCAAGACAAAGAAATGCTATGGTTCAAGATACTTTGCTTGATATAAGTTCAAGAGCAAATACTCCAGCTCTTACAGCTTTTTTAAAGCAGCTTGAAGGAAGCGTAGCTTTAATTGCAAGAAAGAAATCTGTTGCAAAAACAAATGGTGGTAAAGAAGTTGTAGAGATAAAATTTGAATCAGCCGGCGATAATAGAGGGGAAGATCTCTCTATGTTTGATGATTTAAATAAAGATTTAGAAAAAGCAATACTTCAATTAATTGGCGAAGATAAAGATGGTATAATGTTTACATCTATGTCTTCAGACTACTTGGAAAATATAGAGGAAGGCGTTTTACATAGATTTGGAAAAATGCCAGGTAAAAAGAACTTTAAACAGAAAAAACCAAAGCCAAGAAAAAAAGAACCAGTTTCAATAGAAGCAGGTAAAATGAAGGCTACAAAAGGTAGAGGCTTTACAGATAAAAGTAAAGCAGGACGAATAAAACCAGGCGCTCAAAAAGAAGAAAATAGAGAGTCTCCTATAAACTTAATGGTTCTAATAAATTCAAAACTACCTCAAACAGTTTTAAAAAATATGGGAGCTCCTAGATTAGAAAATCGAACCGGTACTTTTGCTTCTTCAGTAAGAGCTGTAGATGCTTCAAGAACTCCTCAAGGATTTCCAAGTATAGGGTATACTTATCAAAGACAGCCATATGGAGTATTCGAAGCTTCAAGCGGTAGTAGATTTGCAAGCGTAGATAGAGATCCTAGAACTCTTATTGATGCATCAATAAGAGAAATTGCAGCACAGTTGGTTACAGGTAGATTATATACTAGGAGAGTTTAGTGAGCACAAGAACATATACTTCAAGAAGAGCAAACATTTTAAAAGCTCTTGCAGAGAAGTTAAAAGATATTGATGGTTCTGGTGCTTTTCTTACAGACTTACAAAACAATGTGGAACCAAGACTTAAATTTTGGGATGAAGTTGTAGAATTTCCCGCAGTTCATCTAAATGCAGGAGCAGAAACTCGCCAATATCAAGGCGGAGGATATAAAGATAGATTTTTAGCTGTAACAATTCGTTGTTATGTTCAAGATGAAGAAGATGCAACTGAAGGGCTAAATTTATTAATGGAAGACATAGAAACAGTAATAGAAGATAATTCAAGACTAGAGTATTCTGATGCTCAGAATAATACTTTTAATACTCAACAGATCACAATTATTGGTATAAATACTGATGAAGGTGTACTCGAACCTTTAGCCGTCGGTGAGATGAATATAGAGGTTCGTTATTAGAAAATACTGGCACGAACAAAAGTTCACGTCCAAGTCTTTTCAAGTTTCATAGGAGAAAACTATGGCAGATACATTATATTTTAGTCGCGATACTAAAATGTACGTTAAGATTGGATCAGCAATATGGGAGATTCCTGTACTAGATGGATTCAGTTTTTCACAAGGAAATAACTCGACAGAGGTAACTCTTAGTGAAGCAGAAAGCTCCACCGGAGTAAGTAAGCGTGGACGAAAAGTTTTTAATGATTCATTAGCACCCGTTGAATTTTCATTTGCAACTTATGCACGTCCATTTTTATCCGCAGGCTCTGGAGCAGGTGCAGCAGACGGCAGCGCAAAGCAACACGCAGTAGAAGAAGTACTTTGGGCACTTATGGCAGGCCCAGCTACCTATTCAAGTAATGCGTTTACAAATACAACTACTCATGGAAGTGGTGCAGGCGCAGACCTTGATATTGATTTTGATCAATCAAATAAATCTCAGTTGGGAACTGCAGATGTATTCTTTTCATTAGACGATGGAGGATCAAACCCAACCGTTTATAAGATTGCTGGCGCTGTCATAAATGAAGCAAGTATTGATTTTGACATTGAAGGTATTGCTACAATTAACTGGTCTGGGTTTGGAAGTACTCTTACAGCGGATTCTAAGCCTACAAAGACTGTTTATGAAGCGATTAATGCTACAAATAATTACATTAGAAATAGGCTTACTTCTCTTGCAATTACTGCAGCAGATACTTCAACTTTTCCAGGAGCAGGAAGTGGTGTATATAACTTAACACTTATTGGTGGAAATATAACAATATCTAACAATATAACTTTCCTTACTCCAGAAACAATAGGATCAGTAAATACTCCTATAGGACATGTAACAGGACCTAGATCTATAAGTGGTAACTTTAGTTGTTATTTAGGACTTGATTCTAGTAGTAACGTCGGTACTTCAACAGACTTTTTCTCAGATATGACTAGCGCTGCTGCAAAAGCAAAAACTGTAAATTCATTTCAAACAGTATTTGCAATAGGTGGAGCAAGCTCTCCTTTCTTGAAGTTTACGATGCCTACAGCACACTTTGAGATTCCTTCTCATAATATTGAGGATGTTATTGCGTTGGAAACTACTTTCCAAGCATTGCCATCAACAATTGGTGGTACAAATGAAACCACCCTCAAGTATCGAGGAGTAACTCCAGACGTATAATAAATACGCAATAAAAAAGGGGCTTCGGCCCCTTTTTTACTTTTACCTTCCAAAAATATTTCTTGACATTTCTCCTATAGTGCAGTAGAATATACACTATCGAATTACCACTTTATACAGAGGATTTATACATGACCGATACGCCCGTTTCTTTAGCCAGTCTTATGACACCAAGTAAGACTGTTGAAATAGATTTTCCTGGATACACAGGATTTTCTGTAGACTTATGTTACTTAGCAAGAGAAGAACTCATAAAGCTCAGAAAAAGATGTATAAGTACAAAGTGGAATAAAAAAACTCATCAGCCAGAGGAAGATTTAGATGAGGATAAATTTTTAGCAGAATATAGCAAAGCTATCATAAAAGGATGGAAAGGGTTAAAATATCGTTACCTAGAAGAGCTTCTTTTGGTAGATATATCAAGTCTTGATCCCGAGGATGAATTGCCGTATACTTTAGAAAATGCCGAGTTATTAATGAAAAATGCAAATAACTTTGATACTTGGGTTACTGAAACTTTAGGAGATCTTGAAAATTTTACACAAGTCAAGTAAATGAAGTAATTCGTTTATTTGAAAGATATGTAAAAGAGTCCCATAATAAAGTAGATGTAAGTAAATACTTGGCACTATGTGAACAATTAGGACAAGAACCAGATCCGAATAAAATGCCACTAGATGCTTCAGCATTTCCTGTTGAGGTGCAAGTGGCATTTTTTGTGCATGATCTTTTATCAGATCGTTGGGACGGAGCCTCCGGAACATATTTAGGAAAGGATTGGTCCGCTGCAAATTTTATTTTTGATACTTATGATATTGAAGATATTAAAACTACAATATTTTTTGCAAAGTTATATGATAATATACTAGCAAAAGAAAGAATAGAAGAAGCTAGTAGAAAGCAAAAAGCAGAAGAAAGAAGGGCCAAGGCAAAGGCATCTATAAGTAGATAATTATGGCAAAGAAAAAAATTGAAGTTGAAGTAGTTGTTGATGATAAAGGCACAACCAAAAAAGTTGCACTTAGTCAAAAACAATTGTCCGATGCTTTAGAAAAATCTGGAAAGTCAACAGATCGTGCCACAAAACGTCAGAGAGGTTTAATAGAAACTGCGAATAGCGGCGGTAAAAATTTTGCAAATCTTGCTTCTTCAATAACTAATGGAATAGTTCCTGCTTATGCAGTTTTAGCTGCTCAAGTTTTTGCTGTAACTGCTGCGTTTCAATTTTTACAAGAAGCAGCAAATGTTCGTAATCTCATATCTGCTCAAGAAGAGTATGGGGCCGTAACTGGGATAGCATATAATAGAATTACAAAAAGTTTGCAAGAAGCAACAGATGGACAATTAAGATTTCAAGAAGCGGCACAAGCAACAGCAATAGGAACAGCAGCAGGATTATCGGGCGAGCAACTAGAGGGATTAGCTACTGCTGCTAAAAATGCTTCTTTTGCTTTAGGTAGAGACTTAACAGATTCATTTAATCGTTTAATTCGTGGTGTTACAAAAGCTGAACCAGAACTATTAGATGAACTTGGTATTATACTTAGACTAAAACCTGCTACAGAAGCCTACGCTGCCAGTATAGGAAAAGATGTAGAGCAGTTAAATGCATTTGAAAGAAGTCAGGCAGTTGCTAATTTTACTCTTGAAGAAGCAGAAAGAAAATTTGGCTCAGTAGGTCAAGTAATAGATGAAGAAGCTTTAGCTGTTCAAAGATTTATGAAATCTTTTGATGATTTATCAAATACGATAAAATCTGCAATTGTTGGTGTATTAAATCCTATTTTAGCGTTTCTTTCTCAAAACACACTAGCCCTTACTGGGGCTTTATCTATTTTTGCGGCTCCTATCGTAAAATCAATTATTCCTAGTTTTGAAGGATTTGGCAAGTCTGCTAAGAAAGCTTCTCGTCTTGCCAGAAAAGGTTTATCCGGTGCAACAGCAGAAGTAAATAAAGCAAAAGAAGCATCAGAAAATTTAGTCGCTTCCCAGGAAAAATCACTTAGAAAAGCAAGTAAATTAGCAGAATCAGGTAATATAGGTAAATTAGGCACTGGTAAAAAAGGAGGAAGAGGAGCTGTTGATTTTTTATCGGGCACTAGTGATAGTAAACTAGCACAAAGAAATGCAAAACGAGTGTTAGATGCTGCCCAAAAAGAGTTTGATAAGTATGGAAGAATTCGTAGAGGAAAGCTTAAAGGATTTAATCAACAAGAATTAAAAGATTTACAACAGTCTTATAAGTTAAGAGTTCAAGCATCCTCTACAGCTACAAAACAGATTGCTACTAAATGGCAAATGTTATCAGCAAAACAAAAAGTTTATGCCGCAAAAACTAGACTCGCATGGAAACAGGCTTTTGTAGGTATTGCAAAAGCGGGATCAATGGCTCCTAAACTAATAGATAAAGCATTTAGATTTGCCTCTTTTGCTGGACTTGCTTTTATATTTCTTGATCTTGCAAAAGTTATGTTAGATGCCTTCTTCCCAGTTAGTGATGCTGTAAAAAAATTAAACGAAGAATTAGGAGAAATGGCAGAACGTTTAGGAGATCTTAATGAACACTTAGAAAAAGTTGCTGCACATAGATATAAAAATGTTCTTGATTTAAATGAATCTGTTTCTCAATTAGGAAATGCTGTTCAAGAAGCAAATATACCAAAGTTTATAAAAGAAATTGATGTTTTATCCAAAACAGAAGATCGTAGAAATAAAGTATTTAGACAGAGTAAAGCGGCCGCAGAAGGAAGTGCAGAAAGTTTAGTAAAACTAGATAGTCGTTTTCAGCCTTTGTTAGATGCAATAAGACAAGGCGTTCCTTTAACTGAAGAACAAACAGAAGCAATGAAAGCTTTGGGCTCTGATGCAGTTTCAGCTACTGCAGCACTTTCATCAATGAGAGAAACTCAAAAATCTTTAAATCAAGAGATAGCTAATGTTGTTAAAGGAATACCAAAAGCTCCTTTAGAAAACTTAATCGTTCTTTATAAAAATTTAAGCGAAGCTGCTTCAGTTGCTTTCATACAACAGCAAGAGACTTTTAGTCAAAATAGTTCTCGAAATCAAGGAAGATTAAATGAAATTGATAATCAGCTTTCTCAGTATGCAGAAGAAAATATAAAAGCCTCTGTAGAGGGGGGTGAAGCAAATCGATTCTATGTTCAACAAATAGTAGATATCCAAAATGAAAGAAAAGAACTTGTTAATGTAATGTCAAAAGAGAAAAAAGTTTTTGAAGCTATAAAAAATACAAATGAAAGAAATAGACTGATTACAATAGATCTTGAAAACTCTGCTTCTAGACAATTAGAGCATGCTCAAAATATTTTAGATAATAATTTAGAAATATCAAAAACAAGTAAGCTTCTTCAAGATTTTGATACAAGAAGAGAAAGAACGCATGATGCTGATCTAAGAGCGATGAATGGAGTAGAAACAGCCCTTCAAAATCAAATAAGTGCCCAGGCAATTCTAGATATAGCTAAACGAGATGCTAATGGCAAAGATACAGTAGCATTAGAAAATGCAAAAAGAATGAAGAGAATTGCAGATGATAATGTAACTTTAGCTATGAATAATGCAAATGCTCAATTTGACATTAATCATGCAAAAAGGCAAGAATTAGAAATTGAAAAAGAAAAGTTAGATATATTTAAACGACAAAGTACTGAAATTATTACACAAAGACGAAGAGATGCATTTACTCAATTCCAAACACAAGGAGCAGGTTCTATAGGAAGATCTTTTAGTAATATTCAAGAAGATGTACGACAGAATAAATTGGATAAAGCAAGAAGTAAATCCTCAGAGGCTCAACTTGCTTTTGAGGATGCTCTTGAAGATAAAAGAAAAGCAGAGTTAAAACTTAATGATATGACTATTGCTCAAGCAGAGCGAAAAATAGAGTTAGCAAGAATACAAGTTGCTGAAGCAAATGCTTTGGTTAAAACTCAAGAAAAATCGTTAGATATTGCAATAGATTCTTTAAGATTAGATAATGAAAAAAATGCATCTTTAAGTACTTTGCTTATGCTAGATCCTATTCAAAGAGAAATGGAAGAATTTCTTCTTAAAAAAGGGTTTGAAAGAAAAGATTTAAACCAACAACAGCTAGCGTTGTTAGAGGAACATATTCGTGCTCAACAGCAGCAAAAAATTGTTGCTACAGGATTGAATAATATTCAAGGAGCCTTTCAAAGTGGCATTGAGTCCTCAATAACTAATTTAACAGGAGGAATTGGAACTTTAAAACAGTCTTTTCTTGATCTTGGAAAATCCGTAGTAGCTGCCCTTAACCAGATGATCGCTAAAATGCTTGCTCTTCAAATTGCAAGTGCTTTTCTGGGGGCTTTTTCTCCTGGAGCTAGCGCAGGCTCAAGTGCTCCTGTTGCACAGAATATGAGTCAGGGACAAATAAATGCTCAACTAGCGTCGGGTGGAAGTGTTATAACAAGATATGGAGGATTTACAGAACCTAGAGGATATAGAGAGGGCGGTATAGCTCGTGGTAGACATGCTGGCTATGGAGCAATTTTACATGGCACTGAAGCCGTGATTCCTTTAGCACAAGGAGCAAAATCAATACCTGTAGAATTTACAGGACGCGGCGGACAGAATCAACAAAATAATGTAACAGTCAATGTTGCTATGTCTTCAGATGGAACTGTACAAAGTCAAACAAGCACAGAAGATCAAGGTAATGTTGGAAAAGCCATAGCTTTAGCCGTTCAGCAAGAACTTCACAAACAAAAAAGACCCGGAGGAATGTTAAGTCCTTATGGTGCAGGATCAGGATAATGGCCTTAGGATTTACAACATCAAGTGCTTTCGGAAGTTTAACTGTTCTTCCTGATAAAGGAATGACACGTAAAGCTGTTCCTCAAGTTCGTAGAGTAAATTTTGGAGACGGATATGAGCAAAGAACAACTTACGGAATAAATAGCGTAAAAGAAGAATATAATGTTTCTTTTAAAAATCGTACTCGGGGAGAAATAGAAAATATAGCAGGATTTTTAAAAAGCTTAAAAGGAGTAACTGCTTTTGTTTTCACGGTTCCAGATCATGCTTCCACAGAAGAAACAACAGGTATTCTTGACAACACTGTTGATGATGAAAAATCGATACGGGTAGTTTGTGATAGCTTTCAAGAAAGTTATCAATATGAAGATTTTTACAGCTTAAGTGCAGTATTTAGAAGGGTTTATGAATGACTGCGATTGTTCAAAATGTACAGAAACAAGGAGTAGAATCTTCAATAGTTACACTGTATGATCTAGAGTATGCACCAGGAACTTTTGCATATTTTACGAGTGCTATTGATAATGATTTAACTTCGGTACAGTTTAGAGAAACAGGAGGAACTATACGAACATACACTCCTATACCAATTGAACTTGAAGGATTCGATGTACAATCAGACGGTTCAATACCTCGGCCTACAATGACAGTTGCAAATATAGAAAGCACATTTAAAGATGCTCTTGGAGGATTGGGATTTGAAGATCTAATAGGTAAAAGAATTACTCGTAGAACTACCCAAGAAAAGTATCTAGTAGGAAATAGTGGAGATAGTACTCCTCCTGTAGAGTTTCCCTCTGTAACTTATGTTATTGATAGGCTTGCTTCAAAGACGATTATGAGTGTAGTTTTTGAACTTGCAGCACCTTTTGATTTAGCAGGAATAAAACTACCAAGAAGAGTTGTAGTTGGTGGAGCTTGTCCTTGGAAATATCAAGGAGCTTCTACTACTTTAACAGAATCTGCAAAAGAAGGGGGGTGCTCATGGAGACTAGATAATACATTAAATATTAATGGTACAGATAAAGTAATAGCTTTAAATGAAAATGATGAATATTTAATTCCTTTTGGAGCGTCTGCTTTAGGAGTAAATGCTTCAGGTGTTACAAATTTTACACAAAACAGTTTTTATTTTACAACAACTACTCAGCAACAGTATGATGAGGTTGGCATTCTTTCAAGTGTAAGTAGTGTGCTAACTTATCAGTATTGGCTTTGTGTAAGAGATACCACAAGTGCTCCCGCAGATTCAAATGCTGCTTTTATAAAAGTTCGTAGGTATCATGCGTATAGTGCAAGCAGCACTTACTACGGATTTAAAGATAAAGCCTTTAATTCAAATGTATTAAAAGACGGGCTTTTTTGGAGAGTAAAAAGAACAACTCAACTTGCTAACGAGCATAATACTGTTCAGGAAGGAGATTTTTGGACAAAAGCAGATAGATGTGGAAAACAATTAACTTCTTGTAAGCGCAGATTCCAAGCAAGAATACATCCAAGCGTTGTTGGGGCTTTTTCTGCTTTACAGGATAATACAAAAGCACTTCCTTTTGGAGGATACCCAGGTGTTGTACAACGACGAAGATAAAGAAATTTTAAAGCATTTATTAGACGCTTATCCAGAAGAAGGTTGTGGAATATTACAAAATAAAAAAGGAAAGCTAGTTTGGATACCTTCAACAAATGAGGCAGAAAATCCAGAAGAAGAGTTTGTAATAAACAGTGATGATTATTTACGAGCAAGTTTAACAGGAGATATTTACGCAATAGTTCATAGTCACCCAGATGCTTCTCCCAAGTTGAGCGATGCAGATAAAAAAGCAAGTGATTATTTCAAAGTACCTTATATTGTATACTCCATACCAAGTGGAGAAAAAGTAGAATATATACCAGAGAGAAAAAGATTACTAGGTAGAGATTATATTTTTGGAGAAAATGATTGTTGGAGTTTAGCAAGAGATTTTTATAAAGAAGAATTCAATATTATTCTTCCAACAATGAAATTTAAAGATGATTGGTGGGAGGAAGGATTAAATTATTTTGATGATTTATTTGATACATTTGGATTTAAAGAGGTAGAAGAGCCGCAGAAAGGAGATATTATTATTTTTAAAATATATAATAATACTCCAAACCATTGTGGAGTTTATTTAGAAGAAGATATTTTTATGCACCACGCAGAAAATAGACTTTCATGTAGAGAAAATCTGTACCCTTTTTGGGCAAAAAATATTTTAAGGTACGCAAGATATGCAAAAAGTTAAATTAGTTGGAGAAATAGCTAAATTTGGTAGTAGTTGGGAAACTAACTGCGCAACTATTGCTGATATATTTAAGCTTATAGATTGTCAAACTCCTGGCTTTCGTCAGCATTTAGTTGAAGGAGCTGAAGCGGGAGTTGGTTATACAATAAAAAGAGGTAAAGACTACCTTGAAGAAGGAGAAGAGCTTTTACTATCTTTAAATGATGAAGATATAATAATTACAGAAATTCCTGCTGGAGCAAAAAGTGGTATGGGTAAAGTAATTGCTGGATTAGCAATTATAGCTATATCTTTAATTCCTGGTGTTGGCCAATTTTTAGGCCCTAAATTAACTATGATGCTATTTACTGTAGGAGCAAATCTTACTATGACAGGAATTGCTCAATTAATGGCGCCTGGACCAGAAACCGATAAACAACAAGAAGAAGGCTATTTATTTCAAGGGCCAACAAATAATATGCAACAAGGACTTCCTGTACCCGTTTGTTACGGTGAATTAATTGTAGGCGGCGCTCCTATGAGTCTATCTTTTAGACCAGACTTTACTAATTCTTATCAAAGAGGTAGAGGACACGGGGTTATTTCTTATGGTATCGGAGGATACTATGTGGCGTACAATAATTTTTTAAAACCTAACTCTCCCGATATTGCAGTTCCAAATGATAATAATGAATTTGAGGCGGCAGCATGACAACAGGTACATTTGAAAAACAAAGAGCAATTATTTATGATCTTGTTGCAGCTGGAGAAATTGAAGGTGTAGTTGGAGGTTTATCTGGTGTATATCTAAATGATACTTCTATAGTTGATGCAGATACAATTCAACAGCATCAACCTTTGCATGGACTTGTAACTGTTAATGGTTCAAGTATTACTAATGCTGTCAATAATGCGGGAGTAGGTTTATTTACAGGATTAACTACAGCTGGATTAGCATTAAATCCTCGATATATACAAATAAAGGGAGCAGGAAAAGCCTCTACTCTTGCTTCAGCAATGTCTGTTGGAGCAACTAATTTAGTTTCTTCAGATAATTCAATCTTTTTGTCTTCTATGATTCAGCCCATAGATGAAGATGATGCAACAGGACCTGTTTATGGCTATTCTTCTCCAGTCGCTTTTCTTGTAAGAATACCCGGAGCTAGTTCCAGTGGGCAAGATTATAAAGGCATACTCATAGCTGTTGGAAACAGCGGCTCTGGAAATGGAAATCGTGCAACATTATCTCCTCCAATTACAAAAGCAGTTAGTGCAGGTGCTACGTTTGAAATTGATGAAGTTAGAAAAATAACTGCTATTGGATCTGCTACTACAGCAACTCTTGCATCAAATGTTACTCGAGCAGCTACAGCAACAACAGCAAGAGTTAGCAGCTCTATTCACACAAGTGCAGCTTTAACCTCTGGTACTAGTAAAAGAAACTATGAAAGTGCTCGAGCTACCTTTTATAGGGGAACAAGAAATCAACCGGCACATACTTCTCCGAGAGGCTCTGCTGCTGCTTCTTATACTCTTGGTCCTAACTTTGATTTAAAATGGCATACATCTCAAGACAGCTCTAGTGGTCAGTCTACTTTTTTTATTGCTGCTGATAGTTTTTCTTTTTCGCAAAATTCAAAAGAAGAAGTAGATAGAGTAAAAATAAATATAGAATTTCCTGGGGGTTTATCTTTTACTTCTGAAGCAGGTAATAAACACAGAGCATATGCAGAGTTTCAAATAGCTTTAGAATATAAAAATGATGCAAGTGACTCTTCTTTTACAAAAGAATTACTTGTTGGAAGAAATTATGGAGGGTCTGATTTTATTTCAAGTGTTCCTGCTTGGAGCAAAACTATGGAAGTTCATAGAGATACTTTCTATGGAGGACCAGGAACTAGAAATAGTGATGGAGTAGTAGGTAAAAAAGATCAAAAAGTATCTTTTATAAAAGAGTATGATTTAGATTTAAAACCTTTTCAACCTTTAGCAGACTGGCGTATTGCAGTAAAACGACTAAGCCCTGATTCTTCTGCAGATTATACACAATCTAATCATACAGTAATAGCTACAGCCAGAGTTAAAACTGTAGAGGCTATAATAGAAGAAAAGTTAAGCTATCCTCTATCCGCATATGGAGTTGTAGAATTTTCCGCAGAAGATTTTCCTAGCATTCCAAAAAGAGCATACCATATTCGTGGTAAAAAACTAAAGGTACCTTCTAACTATATTACTCGGGAAGAACTGGGTAGTAATCAAGCACAATATACTCGTCATAAAACTAACGGTACAAATACGGGTTCTTATGTATCATGGGATGGTACTTTTAGAGGGGATACATCATCTTCGCATGCTGTAAATAAAACAAAAGTATATACAAATAATCCTGCGTGGATATTTTATGATATTCTTACAGATAAAGAAATTGGTCTTGGTAATTTTTTAAAAGAAACAGATATAGATGTATATTCACTATATAAAATTGCGAGACACTGTGATGAGCTAGTACCAGATGGGAAGGGAGGACAAGAGCCAAGATTTGCTTGTAATGTATATTTACAAAGACAAGAAGATGCGTATAAAGTCTTAAAAGATTTAGCTTCTTCTTTTCGAGGAATGATGTACTGGATAGATGGGCAAATAACAGCTGTTCAAGATATTTTTAAAGAACCTGTATATACTTTTACAAATGGAAACGTTCAAGATGGATTATTTGAATATACTTTTACAGGTCAAAGAGCAAGAACAAATCAAGTTAATGTAACTTGGTCAAATCCGGATGAATTATTTAAACAGAGTGTATTAACTATTGATGATACTGCAAATATTCTTGCACAAGAAAGAATAGTTACAAAAGATGTTGTTGCTTTTGGTTGCACTTCAGAAGGACAAGCACAGCGATTGGGTAAGTGGCATATGATCACAGACACCCAAGAGACAGAGTTAGTAGCTTTTAGCACAGGAATAAATGCTTCTTTTATACGTCCCGGAGATCATATAAATGTTCAAGATCACTATGTTGATAGTATTATTGCGAGTGGAAGAGTTTCTGCTGCTTCGAGTACAACTTCAATAGTCCTTGATAGAGATGTTCCTGTAACAGGATATCATCATGGCTCTGGAGTAGCTGCTGATGCTACTCATATTTTGTATCTAGTATTTCCTGATTCAGGGACTTATTTAAATCAATCAGAAGATGCAACAATAAATAGTGTTTTATATAAAAGAGGCGCCCTAATTCTTGGAGATGCTAGCGGTAACCCAATTACGACTGCGGAAGCAGCGGCAAATTTAGTTGATGATAGTGGAAATCCTGTAGTAACTCAATTTTCTGAAAATACTCGTATTGAAAAAGTAAAGATTGGTAATACAAGTGCAGGCACTGGAAATGTAACTTTGCCAGCATCTTTAACTGTTTATCTAGGATTAACTGCTGCTCCTCTTTCTGATGCAATTTGGGCAATTGGTCCCGCAGAAGAACATGGAAATGCAGACATAAGGCAGTTTCGAGTATTTGGTATAGAAGAAGAGGAAGAAAACTCTAGATATAAGATTACTGGAGGTATTGTTGTAACAGATAAATATGAGGAATTAGAAGTAGGTAGACCTGTTTTTATTCCTGATTATTCTGATTTTTCAGGAGCTGCAACTGAGGTTCCTCCTCCGACAAATTTAAGTTTAGAACTTGTACCTGCTTCTAGCACTTCTGTAGACTCTGCAGATCAAGGAGTAGATGCAATTATTGGATGGACTCCTCCAGAAGAAACTATTACAGATACAAATGGAACTGCACGAGTAGTTCCTTATAGATTTATAGATAGATATGAAATAACACATAATTTAACAGACGGACCTCTTGAGGGTGGCTTTTCTCAAGTAGAGGTAGGAGCAGGAACACAAAATATACGAATATCAAATGCTTCGGCAGGTACTTTTCAAATTCGTATTCGTACTATTTCAGATACAGGAGCACGCTCTGTTTATCAAACTGCCATTCGTTCAGTAACAGCTCCTCCACCTAATTTTAATCGTATTACAAATATTCCTTTAGGAGGCACTCTTACTACCAGCGTAGAGTTTGATAGTGGTAGCCAAAAAGTAATATTTGAAGAAGCGGTATATACCTATATAGCTCCATCTGGGTTTAATTTAGCTGTAAGCAGTGTTGGAAATACGAATGGTACTGAACAAGCTTTTAATGCAATGGCTAATAATAGTACAGCATATCTATACTATGACCACAGCACTCGATCTTCAGATCCTTGGAAAGCTGTACAAGTACATACAGATACTGTTGCTATAGATGTGGGTGGACAGCCTATTAACTTTAACTATTACAAAGAAGTGGGCGCATCTGATAATGGTTTAGCTACAACTCCTGGCACTATTACAGCTTCTATTGGTAGCACTACAATTACAGGTGTTTCTACTGCATTTGTTGCACATTTTGAACCAGGAGCTCTAATAAAACTTACCGCAGCAAGTGCACCTGGAACTCAGCAATCTGATGCAGAATATGCAGAAGTTGCAGAAGTGTTAAGTAATACATCTCTTATTTTAAAACAAAGTTTAACAAAAAATCATTCTGCAGTTAAAGCTTATAAGCAATCTTTAAAACCAGACTTTACTTTTGATGCAATTTTAGGAAAAGTAGAAAAAAGTAATACTGCTGCCTATGCTGCTGAGTTTTATGTAAACTCACGAGGAAGAAGAGGGCCCGGTCGCTGGCAAATACCTGTAACTAGTTTACCCACAAATACGGCACAGGCTCAAGCAGCTTGGGACAGCAATTGGTCAGATCGACCAGGAAATGCAGTCATCGGCGATCAAGCCACTTTCTTTGAAGGTACAATAGCAAACTTTACTGGTACAGCTACATGGAGCTATGATGGCTCTATTTGGATAAATCAAGCTGAAATAATTGATGGTGATTTAATTGTAACTGGCACTGTCACTACTGATAAAATATTTGCTAATGCAATCACAGCAGATAAGATTGCAGCAAACCAAATATCCGCCGATCAGATAGCTTCGAATGCAATTACCGCAAATCTTATTGCAGCAAATCAAATTAGTACTTCGGAGTTAGCAGCAAACTCTGTTACTACAAATACAATAGCAGCAAATCAAATTACTACTACTCAGATAGCTGCGGGGTCAGTCAAAGCAGAATCTGTACAAGCAAACTCAGTAGTTGCAGAACTATTGGCTTCAACGACTGTTGAGGCCTGTCATATTACTACTCAGAGCTTATCTTCTTTGAGTGCAAACTTAGGTGCAATCACTGGTGGTACTTTAAGAAGTACTGGTGCAAATGCGCCACCAGACGCAAACAATCCTCCATCTGGAAACGAAGCGGGAGCATTTCTTGATTTAACAGGCGGTAAGTTTACGTTTGGTAATTCATCAAAAAATATTACTTTTGATGGATCAAATATGACATTGAATGGTGTAGAAATTGACGCTACAAGTACTGTAAATACGACTGCAACTCCTTCTGCTGTTGTTGAAGATAATGGAGTTCAAGAATCAAACAGCACAGGTATTTTTAATTTTAGTACTGGAATTGATGTTTCCGCAAGCGGTACTCGTTCCACAATGACTGTAAACCAACCTTATATTCGAGGTTCTTTATCTGGAGTTGATAATGGAGGTTTAGGAAGTTTTACATATAATCAAAGCACAGGCCAAATAAGCTATACAGGTCCGAGTGATGCTGCCGTAAGAGGTCTGCTGAGTGTTGCAAGTTCCGGAGATAGTGATCTTGGTGACCTTACATATGATAATACTCAGGGACAGTATGCTTTTGCGGGACCAACAGCTGCCACAATACGAGGAAAGTTTAGTGGTGGAAATGGTATAAGCTATACTTCGGGTACGGGTGCAATTGCTGTAAGCACTGGTAGTGGTATTGCTATAAGTGGTGGTAATGTTGTTGCTGATAGTACTGTTATCCGTACTACAGGTGGACAGAGTATTGCAGGAACTACAACTCTTGCAAACGTGTCAATTAGTGGTAATTTAACAGTAAGCGGATCAACAACTACAATAAATACAACAAATCTTGTAATAGAAGATAATAAAATTGTAGTAAATAGCTCTCAAACAGGAACTCCAGCATCAACTGTTACAGCAGGTATAGAAGTAGAAAGAGGAAGTTCAACTAATAAATCCTTTGTCTATGCAGAGTCTGGGGTTGGAGAGAGTGGAAATACTTCATCAGGCTGGACGTTTGGAAGCGAACGAGTACAAGCAGGAACTTTCTTTGGTACATTTATTGGAGATGTAACTGGTACTCCTTCTTCTCTTGCTGGTCTTACTACAGATAATCTTGCAGAAGGTTCAAGCAATCTTTATTTTACAACTGCAAGAGCAAGAGCAGCACTATCTGCAGGAAATGGTATTTCCTATAATAGTACAAGTGGAGCAATAAGTGCAAATGCCGGCAGTGGTATCTCCGTATCTGGAAGCGGAATAGCTGTCTCTGGTGTAACTACAAGCATGATAGCTTCTGGTTCAATACTTGTAGCCGGAGAAACCTTTGCAGATAATGACACTCAGTTAATGACTGCTGCTGCAATTAATGATAGAATTGAAAGCTTTGGTTATACTACAAATACGGGGGATATCACTCAAGTCGCCGCAACAGCAGGAGCCGGTCTTACTGGTACATCTACAACAAACTCTGGAGCTGCCCAGTTCACATTTAATGTAGGAGAAGGTACAGGTATTACGGTAAATGCTGATGATATCGCTATAGACACTTCAGCAGTTGTTACAATTGCAAACTCTCAAACGATTACTGGAAATAAGACATTCAGTGGCTCAAACACATTTACTACAGGTCTTACTATAGGAGATAGCGGAACTGGAGATACTTTAAATGTAAAATATGGTCAAATTATTGGAGGTTTTGGAGGAAGAACTACAGGAGGTAGTACAGACTGGAATCATTCTACAAATGCAAGATCTGGAAATGGACACACTCTTTTATTAGGCTCTCACTCAAATGGACCCTCAAACTACGGTGGTAGTAGCTATTATCATCCTTTTAGTTTTGAATATGCAAGCTATGATGGCGATGGAAATATGACTCAACTTGCTGTTCCTTATACAGGGGCAGGGTTTTCATTTAGATCAAGATATACTGGCACTTGGGGAAGTTGGTATAAAATTTGGAATAGTGGAAATGATGGCGCAAACTCAGGATTAGATGCAGATTTACTAGACGGTCAGCATGGAAGTTATTATCTAAATTATAATAACTTTTCTAACACACCATCAATTCCAAGTGTAGGAAACGGAACTGTTACAATTAATCAGGCTGGATCTCAGATTGCTCAGTTCACGATGAATCAAAGTGGCAATACAACAGTTAATTTAACAGATAATAATACGGTTCCCACTGTTAATAACACTGCAATTACATTTCAACGTAATGGTACAACTATAAATACTGTTACCTTAAATCAAACTAATGCAGAAACAGTAAACTTTTCAGATACAAATACAGTAACACAACTTAGAGCAAATAATACTGGAACATATCAAACAGGAAGTATAAATTTAGTTGCAGGAACAAATGTTACTGTTGGTCAAAGTGGAGGCACTTTTACAATTTCTGCTAGTGGTGGAAATGTAACAGCGGGATCAGGAAATGTAATATTTGATGTAATTACAGCAAATGAAATTAATGCAAATCATATTGCAGCAAATTCAATTACGGCAAGAGAGTTAAAGATTTCAAACGCTAGTTCTGGCAGTGCAGGAATTTATTTTTCTACTACAGCAATGGAAATACATGATGGCACAAGAATTAGAGTAAAAATCGGAGCATTATAACCTACATAAAAATAATTCTTGACTCCTCACGTCTGCTTTGATATAATTTGATCATGGAGAAATTCAAATGAGTGCAGCAAACCACGACCTAGTGATTGACCAGGGATCGACTTTTGTGATTGACTTAACAATCAAAGAGTCAGGATCCTTGAAAAACTTGACTGGCTTTTCAGGCAGGGCACAGATGCGCTCATCTAAGACCGCCTCAGCCGTAGCAGCTTCTTTTACTTGCACCATTGCTAATCCTACAAATGGAGTAGTAAAGATGGAACTACCAGCAACTACATCGACTGCGATGGCGGCTGGTGTTTATTTTTATGATTTAGAAATTCATACAGCAAATGATGCTATAGTAAAAAGACTTATTGAAGGAAAAGTTACTATAAATCAAGAAGTCACAAGGTAATTATGTCTGCTCCAGCTACTCAAGTAACTATTACAGAACAAGTTACAGATGTAACTGTTAATAATACAAATGCTATTACTGTAGATCTTACTACAGAAGATGTAAGTATTTCTATAAATAATTTTGCAATTCCAGTTAATTTTATGGATGCTGCAAATGTGGTTTTTGCTGGTCACAATACTGTTACAGCAACTAATGTAAGTGATGCACTAAAGCAGCTTGCAGATCAACAATTTAGAGGGACTACTCCTCCTGCAGATGGAACCGCAAATTTAGAGGAAGGAGATCTTTTTTACGATACAGACGATAATCAAATAAAAGTCTATCGCGAAACTAGCACTGGAACTTTTGAGTTTGTACCTATAATAGTAGGTGATGCCTCAGGTGATTCAGATACGCTAGACGCAGGAGCCTTTTAAGGCTAACCCCGGAGTTTTAAATGGCTCAAACAATTAAAATCAAAAGAAGTACCAGTACTTCAGCCCCTACTTCTCTTGTAGCGGGTGAGTTAGCTTACTCCGACGCCAGTGATAAACTGTTTATCGGACAGCCTTCAGACAATGCAGTAACAGCAATTGGTGGTAAAGTATATGTTGATATGCTTGATCACACTGCTGGTACTCTTACTGCTTCGAGTGCAATACTTGTAGATTCAAGCAGTAAAATAGATCAACTTAAAACTGCAAATCTTACAATAGCTGGAAACTCAATTACATCTGGATCAGGTGATGTAGATATAGTTGCAGCAGCAAATCTCGATATTGATGCTGGTACTATTGATTTATCTTCTCAAGCTACACAGTTTTCTATAGTAGATAATTCTGCCACTGCGCTTACAATTGCAGAAGGCTCAAATACATTCATGAGTTTTATCACCACTAACTCTGGTGAAAAAATTACAACTGGAAAGACTCTTGTAGTTGATGGTGATGGCACAACCGGAAATGGTGGTGTAAGCATTGAAAATGGTACAATTGATCTTAAGAATGGTGGGGGTAATGAGTCTCGTATAAGATTCTATTGTGCTTCTTCAAATGCACACTTCCAAACTCTACAAGCTGCTCCGCACTCTTCTTCTGCATCAAATACTCTTCTTTTACCTGCAGCGGGTACTGAGTTAATATCAAATACTGGTACACAGACAATGACAAATAAGTCATTGACTTCACCAACTCTTACAGGCACAGCCACAGTAGCTGCAGCTAATTTTTCTGGTAATGTAACTTTTGCTGGAGGCTCCACTGCAGGAGTAACAATAGTTCAGGGCGGTATTCAGATAAAGAATGGCGGCACGCAATCTTATGTAGATTTTTATTGCGAAGTTAACAACGCACATAGAGTAAGATTACAAGCACCCGCACATGCTAACTTTAGTGGTAATCCTACAGTAACTTTACCAAATAGCACAACTACACTTATTGGTACAACAGATACTGCAACTCTTTCAAATAAGACTCTTACGTCACCAGATATTAATACACCAGACATAGATGGTGGTGCGATTGATGGAGCAATAATTGGTGCAAATACACCTGCAGCAGGTACTTTTGCTGCTCTTGTGGGTACCTCTCTCGCGGTAGATAATGTTTCTGTTGATGGAAATACTGTTTCAACAACAAACTCTAATGGAGATTTAGTTCTTTCACCAAACGGTACAGGCACAGTAACAGTGCCTTCTGGCTATAAGAATCGTGCAGGCTTTGGTGCAACTTCACTCGTTTCAAAAGAATATGTAGATGCAGTAAAAGTTGGACTTGATTTTAAAGACTCCGTACGCGTTGCCAGTACCGCGAATGTAACCGTATCTGGACCTGGTGCAGCAATTGATGGTGTAACACTATCTAGCAATGACCGAGTACTTTTAAAGAATCAGTCAACTGCTTCTGAAAATGGTATCTATATATTTAATGGTGCTGCTTCTGCAATGACAAGAGCAACTGATGCAGACTCTTCTGCAGAAGTTACTTCAGGAATGTTTACTTTTGTTGAAGAAGGTACTGTAAATGCTGATTCAGGTTTTGTACTTACAACAGATGGATCTATTACAGTAGGCTCAACTTCTCTTGCTTTTGCACAGTTTTCAGGTGCAGGACAAATTACTGCTGGAGACGCATTAACAAAGACGGGTAATCAGCTAGATGTAAATGATGATAATGTAACTCTTGAAGTTAACAGTGATGCACTCAGAATAAAAGGCATCTCAGCAACAGCAGTTGGTGATTTACTTATTGGTCAAGCAAGTAATGCAGGTTATACAAGATTAGTAAAACCTTCTGGAAATGCAACAGCACATGATTATATTCTTTCTATGAATACAAGCGGTGCTGCACAATGGTCTAACACACTGGACGGCGGAACTTTCTAATTTTTTCCTCCGCGTATATACGCAATTTTAGGGGAGCCACATGGCACAAACGATAAAACTGAAGCGGTCTTCCGTTTCTGGAAACACTCCGGGTACCTCAGATTTAGAGCTGGGTGAAGTCGCAATTAATACCTACGATGGTAAGATGTTCATCAAGAAAAATGATGGATCAGATTCTATAGTAGAGATTGGAGGAAGTTCTGGAACTGTAACGGAAGCATTTAAAACTATTGCTGTATCAGGTCAGTCAAGTGTAGTGGCTGATTCTGCAACAGATACGCTTACTCTTGTAGCTGGCAGCAATATGACTATCACCACAAATGCTTCTGGTGATACAGTTACGTTTGCGTCTTCTGGTGGCGGTGGTACTCAAAATGTTTTTAATACGTTTGCTGTTTCTGGTCAAAACAATGTAGTTGCCGACAGCACTACGGATACGCTCACCTTTGTAGCTGGAACAGGTATTACTCTTACTACCGATGCTTCAAATGATGAAATTACAATTACCAACTCTGCTACAGGGGCAAATGCTTTTGGAAATATTGCAGTATCTGGACAAAGCACAGTAGCTGCAGACTCTACAAACGATACTCTAACTCTTGTTGCTGGTACAGGCATAACTCTTACTACAGATGCTTCTGGTGATAGTGTAACTATTGCAAACTCTGCTACAGGTGCAAACGCTTTTGGAAATATACTTGTATCTGGACAATCAACTGTAGCTGCTGATACAACTAATGATAATCTAACTTTTGTAGCTGGTAGTAATATGACTATTACTACAAATGCTTCGGGTGATACTGTAACTTTTGCATCTTCTGGTGGTGGAGGTGGAGGTTCTCAAAATGTATTCTCAAATATTGGAGTTTCTGGACAGGGTACGATACAAGCAGACTCTACTACAGATACTCTTACATTCGAAGCTGGAACGGGTATAAGTCTTGCTACTGATACTACGAACGATAAACTCACAATTACGGCTACAGGTGGAGCTACAAGTGTAGCAAATGCAGCATCATCAATTAAAGAGTTCAAGTATGATATAAGCTCTAGTACTACTACAATTACTGGTTCTGATGCAAACTCAAATACTCTTGCATATGAAGCAGGCGCGATTCAAGTATTTCTAAATGGTATATTACTTGATCCTGCAACTGACTATACTGCAAGTAATGGTACTTCTGTAGTTTTAACAGATGCCGCAGTAAGTGGAGATGATGTACAAATTGTAGCTTTCAATCGAAAAATTGTAACTGCAAATGTTGGAATAGATACTTTTACAGGGGATGGTAGTACAAGAGCTTTTACACTTTCCTCTGATCCTGTAAATAAAAATAATACTCGAGTAATGATAGATGGTGTCTATCAGGCAAAAGCTAGTTATGCTGTAAGCGGAACGACTCTTACTTTTGGTAGCAGTTCCTCTGATGCTCCACCCAACGGTTCTGCAATCGAAGTCGAAGTAGGATTCACACAAGCAGAGATAGGTTCTACACTTGACTTTGCTGACAATGCAATACTCAGAATTGGTACTGGTAACGATCTTCAAATCTTACATGATGGATCAAATAGCATAATCAAAGATACTGGCACGGGTGATTTACAAATCGCTGCAAGTACGCTTGAAGTTAAAAACTCCGGTCTCAGTGAGACAATGCTGAAAGCGATTGAAGACGGAGCGGTTGAGTTATATTTCGATAATAGCAAGAAGTTGGAAACGGTTACAGG